AGTCCTTGCGTCAGAGATACATCGCCCGCTCCAAGTGTACGTTTAGGTGTACGTTTCAGGAGTTCAGCGGGATTAGCCCAGGAAAATCAATGACTTAGAAAATGGTGGGCCCGGAGGGACTCGCAGAATCGCGCAGTTCTGCGATTTCTCAGAGCTGGGTGGACACAGATTTTCACGTGTTGTTCCGTCCTGCCTCGGCTGTGACGACCCTGCTCGTTCTCGACGCTGCTGCGCAGTCGCTGTTCAAACGACTCTGCGGATACTGCTTTCAGGCACCTCGAAGGCCCCGACAACGGCTAGAGGTCAAGCATATCCTTGGCTACGTCGAAATTGCGGCGTCGGTAGCACTTAGCATCACCTTCCCGGCCGCACTCGGGATTGAACCTATATCCCTCCGCCATCATGCAAATTGAGGTGTCCTCGGGTCTGTAAGTAAGCTGGCACTTGGTCAGATGCTGGCTCTTCGTCTCGTCGTCGCCGAGCGCCTGCATGATAAAGGCAAGATTTTCGTCCCAGTAGCAGTCAATGTCGAAGGGGCCGTCGTCCTTCCTACATTGCGGGTAATAGACGTAGCCCGCTGCCTGCATGCAGAGCCGCTGGTTCGTGGAGTACATCTGACACTCGGCGAAGTGCTGGCTCTTCGACTTGCCATCGCCGCAGCCGGACAGCGCCAAGGCGCCCATAAGGATCGATATTTTTCTCATGGATCCTCCCGCTCTTGGTTACAATAAGGTTCGCGGTCAGACAAGCGCGAGCGTGGCGATCCCTCGGACGGCGTGCGCCGGTAAGCAGAAGAAAGTCAGCGCTCACAGAATTTTTTCCTAGGTATCAATTCCCATTACGTGGTATTATATTACCACAATCGGGAATACGGTTTTGAGTTTCATCGATAGCGTCAAGGGGTTCTTCAGATCAGAACCTACCGAGAGGAAGTCCTCGCCTCTTGATGACCCGTGGACGGCGCTTACTCCGTCCACGGTGACCGCAGCCGGCCCGTCCATTGGCCCTTCCTCCGCAATGAAGGTGCCGGCTGTAGCTTCTTCCGTTGCGCTGATCTCCAGCGCGACCGCGTCCCTGCCAGTCAAGGTGCTCGCTTCGAGCGCCGACACCGGTAAAGAAGCCAATCCTGACCATCCGGCCTATAATCTCGTCCATCGCGACAGCAATGACTGGACCTCGGCAGGTGCGCTCCGCGCCGCGCTCACTGCGGACGCCCTGCTGCACGACCGCGGCGGATTCGCCTACGTCAACCGAGTCAACGGCAAGCCCGTCGAGATCCTGCGGCTCGAACCGACCTCGGTCAGCGTGGACCACGACAAGATCTCCGGCGAGCCCTTCTACGTCTCGGGCGAGGGCCGGAACCGCAAGACCTACAGCTACCGCGACATTCTCCATATCCAGGCGCCGAACGGCGTCTCACCCATCTTCCAGGCAAGGGAAGCGATCGGCCTAGCGCTCGTCCTCGAGCAACACGCCGGTCGCCTTTTTTCCAAGGGCGCACGCCCGTCCGGCGTGCTGAAATTCCCGAAGATGCTGGGGGAGGACGCAGCCAAGCGCATCGCGACCGGCTGGCACGCTGCTCATGCCGGGGAGAACAGCGGCCGCACTGCGATCCTCGAGGAAGGCGGTGAGTTCCAGGCGCTGAGCTTTACGTCGGTCGACAGCCAGTTCGCCGAGATGCGCGCCTTCCAGATCGTCGAGATCGCTCGCGCCTTCCGCGTTCCGCCGCACATGATCTACGACCTTGGCCGCGCCACCTGGTCGAATTCCGAGCAGATGAACGCCGAGTTCCTGACCTACACGCTGATGCCGTGGATCAAGATCTGGGAAGCGGCTTACACCCGCGTCCTGCTACGGGATGACGAGCGTGACAGTCATTCCATCGAGTTCGTCGTCGACGGTCTCCTGCGGCCGGACACGGCCACCCGCGCATCCGCCTATCAGGTGTTCCGGTCGGCCGGCATCATGACTGCCAACGAGATACGCAAGCTCGAGAACCTGCCGCCTCTGCCGGGCGGCGATGACCTGACCAATCCCTACACGCAGAGCGGCACGCGCGAACAGGTGGCCGCATGACCACGCACTTCTTCGGCGACGCCGAGCGCGACTTCAATCTTACCGGCGAGCTCATCCTTGAGCTGGAGCGCAAGGCCATGTCCGGGATCGGCGCTCTGTCCAAGCGTGTCATGTCCGGCGACTTCGGCTTCAACGACATCATCGAGATCCTCCGGCTCGGCATGATCGGCGGCGGCACTTCCCCAAAGGATGCCGCCGAGCTGGTCGCCGCCTACGCCGACAAGACACCCATCGCCGAGCTCTATCCGATCGCGCTTGCCGTCATCGAGCAACGCTTCTTCGGCACCGTCACCACCATGGATGAACACCATGACTGAGCGCCTGATCGAGACTAAGGCTGCGCTGCGTATCTCTGGCGAGGGTGAGATCACCGGCCTGGCCTGGAAATTCAACGAGGCCGACCGCGTCGGCGATGTCATCGTCAAGGGCGCATTCGCCGGCGCCAAGGCTCCGCTCCCGATCCTCGCTGCACACGACCAGAAGGACGTCGTCGGCGTCTGGGATGAGATCGTCGAAACTGACGAAGGTCTCCAGGTCAAGGGTCGGCTGCTTGTCGAAGACGTCACCCGCGCCCGCGAGGTTCGCGCCCTGGTGCGCGAACGTGCCGTCACCGGTCTCTCGATCGGCTTCCAGACCAAGAAGGCAACCGCACGCTCCGGCGGCGGCCGCACCATCACCGAGCTCGCGCTCCACGAAATCTCTCTCGTCGCTGTCCCGTGTCACCCAGCGGCTCAAGTCCAGACCATGAAAGCCGCTGGTGACGCGGCAACCATCAACGACAAGGATTCCCAGATGGAAAATGAAGCAGTTGCGGCTCCAGCCGTCATCGATACGAAGGCGCTCGACAAGGTCGTCGACCGTCTCGACAAGCTCGAGGCCAAGCTGAACCGCCCGGTCGCGGCAAACAACAATCATCCGTCGGCCGACAACGGCAATCTCGAGGCAAAGGCCTTCGAGAGCTTCGCGCGCCGTGGCATCGAGCGCATGGAGTCCGACGAGGTGAAGTCGCTCAACGTGTCGACCGACACCGCAGGCGGCTACCTCGCTCCGGAAGGCTTCATGCACGAGATCGACAAGACGCTGGTGCTCTACAGCCCGGTTCGTCAGGTCGCGCGCGTCGCCTCGGCCTCGGTCGGCGAATTGCTCCTGCCGAAGCGAACCGGCACGCTGACCGGCAAGTGGGTCGGCGAGGAAGAGACCCGCTCGGGCACCCAGCCCGCATACGGCCAGCAGAAATTCGTCATGCACGAGATCGCCTGCTACGTCGACGTCTCCAACCGCCTGCTCGAAGACTCCGCATTCAACATTGAAGGTGAGCTCGCACACGACTTCGGCGAGGAGTTCGGTCGGCTCGAAAGCGCCGCGTTCATCGCCGGCGACGGCGACGACAAGCCCTCCGGCATCCTGCTCGACACCGGCATCGAGACGCTCGAGGCAGCCACCGCGGCCGCCTTCACCGCCGATCTGCTGATCGACCTCTTCCACGCGCTGCCGTCCTTCTACGCGGCCAACGGAACTTGGGCGATGAATCGGGCGACGATGGGCAAGATCCGCAAGATGAAGGACAGCCAGGGTCACTACCTCTGGCAGGACAGCATCGCCGCCGGCAACCCGGCCACGATCCTCGGCCGTCCGGTCATCGAGTTCCCCGACATGCCCGACGTCGACGCCGAGAACATCCCCCTGCTCTTCGGCGACTTCGCCAAGGCGTTCCGTATATTCGACCGCACCGCGATCTCGGTGCTGCGCGACCCCTATTCGGTCCAGACCAACGGCCAGACGCGCTTTCACGCTCGCAAGCGTGTTGGTGCCGCCGTCTCGAAGGCCGAAGCCCTCAAGTCCATCTCGATCGCCGCGTAAGGCCGGCAGAAAGACAGGTAACCTGACATGGAAAACATCCAGCTCAACACGGCCTCGGGCGCGAAGATCTTCATTGGTGGCGTTGCCGCCGATGTCGACCAGGCGAGCCTCGAGGACGCCACCTTCGTCGAGGTGCTCGGCGTCGAGAACCTCGGTGAGTTCGGCGACGAGCACGAGATCGTCACCTTCCTCGCTCTCGGCGACGGTCGCACGCGCAAGATGAAGGGCACGGCCGATGCCGGCACCCTCGAGCTTGTGGTCGGCCGCGACGGCTCCGATCCGGGCCAGGTGGCCCTGCGCGCCGCTGCGAAGACGAAGTCGCGCTACGCCTTCAAGGTGACGCTCGACGACCAGGTCACGGCTGCGACCGGCAATCCGACCACCTTCTACTTCGCTGCGCTCGTCGGCTCGGCGCGGAATTCGATCGGCTCGGCGAACGACGTCGTGAAGACCACGTTCCCGCTGCTCATCGACAGCGCCGTCTACGAAATGGAGGCGGCGTAACCAACATGCCGCTCGCAGCCGACATCATCCGCATCAGCATCGATGGCCAGTCCATCGTGTTGCGGCCGTCGTTGCGGGCGGCGTCCCTCCTTGAGGCCAAACATGGCTTCAAGGCTATCTTCGAGGGCATCGCTGCCGGCTCGCTCACCATGATAGCAGACGTCATTGAGATCGCCGGCGACTATCCTGCGGCTGTCACCGCTCTCATCCACGACATCGACCGGCGCGGCATCGTCCGACTCGATCACTTGAAGGCTCCGCTGGTTGCGTTCCTGACGCAAATGCTCGCGTCCGATGACCAGGTTCAGAAAGACGAGACCGCAACCGCCGGGCCGGCTCAATCGCTCGCCACCTACTTCGATCACCTCTTCCGCATCGGCACGGGCTGGCTGTCGTGGACGCCAGAGCAGACCTGGAGCGCGACGCCGGCCGAGATCCGCGCTGCCTATGACGGCCGCAACGAGATGCTCAAGGCCATCTTTGGCGGCAAGGACGACAAGGTCGAGCAGGCACCGTCCAAAGAGACGCTCGGCGAGAAGATCAAAGGCATCTTCGCGGGCCTCGGCACCACCAAGATCAAGCGCGAGGTTGCCTGATGCCCATCAAGCCGCCCCGTATCTGCTCATGCGGCAAGGTCGTCGCCGCTGGTGCTCGCTGCGAGTGCCAGGTCGCCCGCGATAAGCTCCGTCGTGCCGCCTTTGACGCGCGCCGGCCGACCGCTGCCGAGCGCGGCTACGGCAGCAAGTGGCGCGAGGCGCGCGCCGGCTTTCTCGCCAAGCATCCCCGCTGCTTCCGCTGCTCGAACCCGTCAACCATCGTGCACCACAGCACGCCTCATCGCGGCGACATGAAGCTGTTCTGGGACAGAAGTCTCTGGCGGCCTGCATGTCAGCCCTGCCACGACGGCCCGCTCCAGTCGGCAGAGAGGCGCGGCGCATGACCATCCCGACCTTCATGCCACCCTTGTGGCCCTCTCCCGGCGCACAGACGAAGCGCGAGCTGAAGATCCTCAAGGCCGAGTTCGGCGACGGCTATTCGCAGCCGACCGCTAACGGCCTCAATCACGTCCGGCGGGTCATGGACCTCCAGTGGGACGTCCTCGAGGCCTGCGACAAGGATGAGATCATCAGCTTCTTCGAGGCGCGCGGCGGCACCGAGGCATTCTACTTCGCTCTACCCGGCCAGGATCAGATGGCATCGATCGACGGCGGTCCATACAACGGCGCACATGCAGTTCGGCGCGCCCTCGCAAACGGCCGGCAGCCGATCAAGTGGACCTGCGAGGACTGGAGCGAGACCGCTCTCGCTGCCGATCTCTACATCGTCAACGCCACGTTCCGGCAGAGCTTCGGAGTGGCGGCATGATCCATTTAGTGCTCTCCAAATGCGGAGCTTCTGCGATGTCTGATCTGGCGGATCCTTGTCTCCTGCTCGGGGGTCGGGTGCGACCGCTTCATCAATTCCTCGAGTTCTCGATGCTCGGTGAGATTTCGTCCCATATCCGGGTGTTCAGAAAGGTATTCATTTATCGCGTCGACCTTTGCCGCAAGCGCCACAGTATGGCGACCTATCCTTGCACCAACCCGATCGGCGATGCTCACGAGCATGCCGGACACGAACAAGGTGCAGCCGATCAGGATCACGTTCTCCGCGAGCGCCAGCCGGTGGAAATTGATCACTTCCCTGCCAAGGGCGGCCTCACCGGAGCCCACGCCGAACAGCAGAAACAATCCGCCGGCTATCGTCACAATGGCACCGGCAATCGTGAGTGGATGCGAAAACATAAACCCTCCCCAGTGAATGTTCTTCATCGCCTTCGTGCATCACCTGCACGTCCAGCGCAAGCGAGGGTAGCATGACGCTCCACCTCAAAGACCTGAACGCTGACAGGCAGCTCTGGTGCGCGGTCATCTTGCAGCAGATCGAAGATGCCACGAGCAGTTACGTGCGCGGTGCGACCAACCGAAGACAGAGCAACAAGCTGCGCGATGAGGCTCGCTCCTGGCTCGTCGAGCCGAGCGCCGACTTCGATCAGACCTGCAACCTAGCAGGACTCAATCCTGTGTGCGTTCGCAAGAGCGCCATCGAGCAGATCACCAAGTCCGATCAGCGTGACGGCGCCAGAGATGTTCGCACCGTCACCTTCGACGGTGTCACCCGTTCGCTCGGAGAGTGGTCCAAGGTCATCGGCATACCAGCGGCCGTGCTCCACCATCGGTTCAAGAACGGCCTCTCTCCGGAAGAGGTGCTCGCGCCGACCGAGGCGAAACGCACTACGGGAGGGATGGTCGAGACTTCCAACAACGCTGGGAGACCGGCGTGAGGTGCTCGGCGCGATATTCGCTGCAAATAGGATTTTCCACGCGAGAAGGATCCACCCATGAAGGTCGATGACCTCAAGGCCCAGCTCAACCTCGACCATGATCTCGACGACGACCTGCTCGTCGGCAAGCTCACGACCGCCCAGGTCTGGGTTGGAAGCTACATCGGCAAGCCGATCGCCGAGATGGACACCGTCCCGGCAACCATCAGCGAGGCTGTGCTTCAGCTCGCCGCAACCTGGTATGAGCAGCGCGAGGCAGTCTCCTACGGCTCGTCCGGCGAGACGGTGCCGTTCGGCGTCTATGAGCTGCTCGCCGGACATCGCGCCTGGAGCGCGTTCTGACGATGGCCCGCTCGCGTCAGATCAAGAATTTCGAGAAACGGCTCGCTGCCATCCCGGCGGCAGTCAGGCAGGCTGTGCGTCCGGCGCTGGAGAAATCCGCCGAGGAGCTCGCCAGCACCATGCGCGTGCTCGTCCCGGTCGAGGAAGGCGACCTGAAAGAGTCGATCACCGTCACCAATACCGCCTTCGAGACGCAGATCCAGGTCTCGGCTGGCACTGGCAATGATGGTCCCGCGCCGCATGCCCGCTGGGTCGAGTTCGGCACGCCCGACGCGCCCGAGCAGGCCTTCTTCTATCCGGCCGTCCGGCTGCTCAACAAGCGCATCGCCCGGCGCATTAAGAGCGCCATCACCAAGGCGGTGAAGCTGTGAGTGAAGCTTCCCTCGAACTCCAGAAGGCGATCCGCACGCGCGTGGTGAACAACCCTGCGGTGATCGCGCTCGTGCCAGCCACGTCCATCTTCGACCGCAGCACGCGGCCTGAGAAGTTTCCGTGCGTGATCGTTGGCGACGCCCAGACCGTCCTTGAGCCGATCACGCTCTCCCGGTCCCATGTCCGCATCTTCTCCGACATCCACATCTGGACGAACGAGGACAGCCTGATCGACGTCAAGGTCATCGCCGGCCAGGTTCAGCGCGCGCTTGCCGCGAAGCCTGCTGTCGCCGGCTTTCACCTTGTCGACTGGCTGATCCGCGGCGTGCGCCTCCTGCGTGACCCCGGTTCCTTCGGCCACGCCGTCGTCACCGTTGAGGCGCTCGTGAATGAGATGCTGCCGGCATGAGATCCGGCAAGCTCGACAAGCGCATCACCATCGAGCGCAGCGTCGAAACCGTCGACGACTACGGCCGCGTCACGACCGGCTGGACGACGCTCGCCACTACGCGCGCCGAGATCCTGCAGGCCAGCACCGCCGAGTTCCTGCGCGCTTACGGCGAGGCAGAGCAGACCGGCATTGTGTTTCGCATTCGCTTCATCCCGGACATCGTGATCACCACGGCCGATCGCTTCTCCTATGCCGGCCAGGCCTACAACCTGGTCGAGATCAAGGAGATTGGGCGCCGGAAGGGGCTCGATCTTCGTGCCGATCGGGTGACGTCGTGAGAGGCCGCAAGCCCAATAGCATAAAGACCGCGCCCGAGGACGCGATCACTGTCGCGCCTCGCGCGCCGGCATGGTTGTCGAAGGACGCCAAGGCCGAATGGAAGCGCGTCGTCCCGCTCCTGGTTGAGCGTGGTGTGCTTACCAACGGCGATCTCGGCCCGCTCGAATCCTACTGCGTCGCCGTCGGAACTGTCTGCGAGTGTCAGCGCGCCCTCAACAAGGAAGGCATGTTCCAGCGCGACCTGACCAAGACCGTCACGAAGGACGGCAAGGCGATCATCACCGACAAGGGCTTCAAGCGCCATCCGGCGATCGGCGTCATGAACACCAGCATGACAATCGTGCGCCAGTATGCTGCCGAGCTGGGCCTGACGCCGGTCAGTCGCAGCCGGCCGAACGTCACTGACGCACGCGACCTCGACCAAGATTCGCCGTTGGATCTCTGATGCGCCCGGAATGGATCTTCGACGGCAGCGAGATTGACGATCCCTTCGGCTACGGCGAGCGGGCGGTCGAGTTCCTGCATCGCCTGCGTCATCCGAAATCTGGCCTGCCGAAACACGCTTTCCAGCTTGATCCCTGGCAGGAGCGCATCGTCCGCCGCATCTATGGTCCGCGCCATCCCGACGGCAGCCGCATCGTCAAGACCGTGCTGTTGCTGCTGCCAAGAGGAAATAGGAAAACATCCCTAGCTGCAGCTCTGGCGCTCCTTCACACCATCGGCCCGGAGAAGGTGCCCGGCGGTGAAGTCTTGTCCGCAGCGGCCGACCGAAAGCAGGCCCGTCTCGCCTACACCGAGGCGCTCGGCATCATCCGCACCGACAAACGCATCGACAAGGTCGTCTCGACTCAGGATTACCGGAACAGGTTGACCTACACGAAGCACGGCTCCTTCTACGAGGCGATCAGTGCCGAGGCCGGCGTCCAGCACGGGCGCACGCCAGCCTTTGTCCTGGCTGACGAGCTGCATGCGTGGCCGAAGCGCGACATGTGGGACGTGTTGAAATCTGGCCTGGTCAAGGTGAAGGGCTCGCTGCTTGTCATCGCCACGACCGCCGGGCGCGGCCAGGACAATATCGCGCATCAGGTTTACGCCTACGCGCGGAAGGTCGCAGCCGGCGACATCGACGATCCAGCCTTCCTGCCGGTTCTCTTCGAGGCTCCGCGCGACTGCGACTGGCGCGACGAAGCGATCTGGCACGCGGTCAATCCCGGACTGGCACACGGCTATCCTGACTTCGACGGTCTGCGCCAGCTCGCCCGCGAAGCCGAGAACCGCCCCGGCGATCGCGAGGCGTTCCGGCAGCTCAACCTGAACATCTGGCTCGATCACTCGACCGACCCGTTCATCGAGATGCACATCTTCGACCAAGGCGCGGGCCAGGTCGATTTCGACGAGCTAAAGGGGAAGCCCTGCTGGCTCGCGGTGGATCTGTCGAGCACCACAGACCTGACCAGCATCGTTGCCTGCTGGAAGACCGACGACGACGGCTACGTCGTCAAACCCTGGTATTACTGTCCCGCGGACAACCTGCGTGCTCGCAGCGAGCGCGATGGCGTGCCCTATGTCATGTGGTCTGCGGACGGTCAGATCACACCCACTGAGGGCAACGTCGTCGACTACCGCTATGTCGAAGACCAGGTGCGCGTGCTTTGCGCGGAATTCGACGTCCAGGAAATCGCCTTCGACCCTTGGGGCGCGCGCGCTATCATCCAGAACCTGCTTGCCGACGGCATTCCAGCGGTCGAGATGCGTCAGGGCTGGGTGACCATGGGTCCGGCCATCAAAGAACTCGAGCGCGCCATCATCGCCGGCAAGTTTCGGCATGGCGGACATCCGATCCTCCGCTGGAATTTCAGCAACATCGCTGTCGAGACCGACAAGTCCGGCAACAAGACCTTCCACAAGGGAAAGTCGACCGAACGGATCGACGGTGCGCAGGCAGCCGCGATGGCTGTCGGTCGCGCTTATCTCGGCGGCTCGAACCGCTCGATCTACGCCAACGCCAGCGACCGCCCCGCTGGGCTGCTGTTCATCTGAAAGGAATTCCCATGGCAAGCGACACCGAAAAACTCGTCGTGCTGCTCGAGGCGCGGGTGACCCAATTTGAAAAAGGCCTGCAGAAGGCGCAGCGCACCGCCGGCAAGGAGTTCGACAAGATCGAGCAGCGCGCCCAGCGGTCGAGCAAGCGCATGGCAGATAGCATGGGCGCTGGCGCCAAAGGAATCGAGAACGCCCTCGGCAACATGACTGCTGCTTTCGCCAGAGGGGGTGTATTCGCCGCTGGTATCGCCGCGAGCGCGGGTGCCGTCAAGCAACTCGCACAGTCGGTCGCCGAAGTCGGCACCGAGGCCAGGAAGGCGGGCGTGTCGGCTCAGACCTGGCAGCGCTGGCGTGCTGTCGCCGTGGCGGCCGGCGCCACGATCGACGGCATGACGGACTCCCTCAAGGAGCTGAACATCCGCGGCGACGAATTCGCCCAGACCGACGCCGGCCCGGCGGCAGAAAGCTTCAAGCGCCTCGGCTATGCCGCGCAGGATGTGGCGCGCAAGCTGAAAGACCCGGATGCCTTCCTCGAGGAGATTCTCGCCAAGGTGCGCCAGCTTGACCAAGCCGCCCAGACGCGCGTGCTCGACGAATTGTTCGGCGGCACTGGTGCCGAGCAGGTTGCGAAGTTCCTGGGGCTGTCGATCGAGGAGATGAAGAAGGTCCGCGCTGAGGCTGCGACCCTCACTGACGAGCAGATCTCCGCCGCCACCGAGATCAATCGCAAGTGGGACTCGGTCTGGTCCAACTTCACGATCGCGGGCAAGGGCGCGATCCTCGACGTGTTCACGGCTCTCGAGGGCGCCATGACCAGAGCGCAGAATTCCTCGTGGGGAAAATGGCTCAGGGAAAGCCTGAACCCCGGTCTCACGCCCGAGCAGCAGGAGATGCGAAAGAACCTGCCGACGCTGGAGCAATACCAGGCTCGACAGGAGACCGAGAGCAGGTTCAACGAGTTCAGGAATCGTTATTTCTCCCTGATCGCGAAGAAGACGAGCCTTGAGCGAGAACTTAGTCAGGATGGCCTGTCACTGGGCAACGAGAAAAGGATCCTCGGACAGCTCAAGCAGATCGATAAGGCGCTCGACGAGCTTCGCAAGGGCGCGACCGATCTGGTCACCAGGTTGAAGCACCTCGAAGACGGCGGCCAGGCTTTCGACACCCTCAACAGCAGCCTCGACGAATTCGGGAAGAAGATGATCGAGCAGTCGCGCGCTGCCGAAGAGGCCTTCGCACGGGAGGTCAAGGCTGCCGGCAACTTCGCCGACGCCATCCAGGAGTTGAAGAAGCTGGTTCCGGAACTCGGCGCCGAGCTCGAAGCGCTCGGCCGCATTGACGGCATCGAGCAGCAATACCAGCAAGCGATCAAGAGCGCCCGATCTATCGGCCAGGCTAACCAGGCCTATGATCTGCGCCAGCGTGCGCTCGCCGTTGACGAGATCAGCAATCTCTCCGGCAGCACGATGGACCGCGGCCGCGAAGTCTACAACATGCTGCGCCAGCGTGGCGTCAATCACGCTGCAGCCGCCGGCATGACCGGCAATGCCTATCAGGAAAGCCGCTTCGACCAGAACGCAACGGGCGATAGCGGAACGAGCCACGGCCTGTTCCAACATCACGCTGAGCGTATGCAAGCTCTGTTCGCCGCTGGGGGCCGCAACAGCGCCGGCGGGCAGATCGACTTCGCCATCCGCGAGATGCAGCAATCAGGTCTGTGGGAGAAGATGCAGGCCATGACGGATCCGGCCGAGGCTGCCCGCCTCTTCATGGAGCAGTTCGAGCGGCCGAATCCGGAGCACGCCAATCTCGCCTCTCGGCAGGAATTCGCCAGGACCGCGGGTAACTGGGGCGACGACCTCAAGCCGCTGAACCGGGCTGCCGGGCAGCAGCAGGACGCACACATCACCGCACGCGTAGAGGCACTCCAGCGCGAGGCAGACATTCGCGGCGACCTCAACCGCACCGTGGAAGAAAGCCTTCAGTTGGCGCAGTTCGAGCAGTCCATCGCCGGCATGTCGGCCAGCCAGCAGCAGGTCGAGCGTCAGATGTTCGA